GGGAAACCCAAAGGACCATTTGGTGTCCTTTGGAAGTTTTCACGGAAGAATCTATTCAAGTGCTGGAATACACTTATGGTGTATACTAGCATGACGTATTCCTGGGAAAGGAATGCGCCGAGAATGACTCCTCGTCAGTATGCAAAGTTTATCAAGGCGGTTAATAGAATGCCGCTTGATCCCTCTGCCAGTAACATGGTTGAGGTACTGATCGAGAATTTCTTGTCTGTTGTTGGTAAGTTTCCTAAATTTACCGCAGAGACAGGAACCCCAGTGATTTCTATAAAGGGTTCTCCGACTCGTAGGGCACCTGACCCTTCGATATACCGAGGATCAAGGATCCAGGATGAGACTCTTGTATCATCCATACAGGTCCTATCACTGAGGCCCAAGTTTACAACGAAACATTGGGACATCTTTCGGGGTGTTCTGAAGGGTTTCGAGGATACCTGGGAGGGCTTCGCCTGGACGAAGGACAATTCGACTGATAAGCCCCTTGCGGGGCGTATCGGGATTATCCAAGAACCTGGCTACAAGGCTAGGATTATTGCTAATCCCTATATGGTCTACCAAGCGGCAATGATGCCTCTCAAGCAGTACCTCCTTGAGGTTCTTAGGAATCTCCCCAACGATTATGTCTTCAACCAGGAAGCTGGTGTGTTGGCTTGTCAACAACAATTGGATGGTAAAACCATCTATAGCGTTGATTTAGCCAATGCAAGTGATAACTTACCGTTATCCCTGCAAGCACACCTCCTGAAACGTATCGGAGAACCTGATCATTGGGTATCGTGCTTTGTCGCGATATCTTCTGGTGATTGGGAGTTTCCACGTGAGTGGATCCCCCCTGAGAAATCCGTTGCTCCTCTTCTTGAGAGCAATCCGCCTCGGGGGTTCTACCCATATAATGGTGACCGATACCTTAACTGGTATGAGGGCCAGCCCTTAGGGTTAGGTCCGTCGTTCGGATCTGCTTTCCTGCTTCATCACGCGATCGTCATTGGATGTCATGTTTGTCTTAACAAACCTCTGATATACGGGATGGTTGGTGATGACCTCTGGGTCGCAGATGGTGAAGTATTCAAACTTTACCAGACTGTGATGGAAGCCATCGGTGTAGAGGTTTCTAAAGAGAAAACTCTGATATCCGATCGCGCTGGAGAGTTCCTGTCCCGAATAATCTTTCAGAACTATGTTCTGAGAGGTTACAAGTGGCAGGGTTCTGGTGACAATTCGTTCATCGATGTTGCCAGGATGTTGGGACCTCGGTCTCTTCGGCTTTTCAGGCCCAGACAGCGGTCAGTTCTCCGAGCTCTTGCGGAATTACCCGAGCCTTATGGGCTAGGATGGAATCCGTTGGGTCGGTCCTGGTGGGATCGAATGGAAGAATGGCTTGAAGCATTTGAGCGCTTGGATGTCTCAGTTCGCTCATACGAGCCGACTATGGTTTCTCTGAACCGTAAGTTGTATGCTGGAACATTACGATTCACCACCTCCGCAGGTTACCCTGTGGAGGCGATACCCGACCAGGGTATCGTGGATGTCGTGAGTCATCTCCTTAACCCCTCGGTGGGAAACCTCGGGGAGTTGATGCTTCCAAACTTGGATTACCTTGCTCGTCTTATGGACGATATAGGAGATCCTTCCACTGTGGATTTTGTCCACAAAGTGAACACTGTCCTTCGCAGTTTTCAAACACTGGAAAGGGCATGTGACCTTACACAACA